AATGCCATTGCTGGCACTGGTGCGCAGAAGGGCTTGCTGGCCATTCTGAACGCATCCGAGACCGACTACAACAAGTTGGCCAACGCCATCGACAATGCTGCTGGCGCGTCCGAGCGCATGGCCGACACCCAGCTCGACAACCTGTCTGGTTCCATCACCCTGCTGCAAAGCGCGGTGGATGGCGTGAAGATCAGCTTCGGCAAGCGGCTGAATCCGTATGTTCGCTCCATTGCAGACGGTCTGACGGCATCCATGCCTCAGATTGAATCTGCCCTGAACGATTTTATGGATTTCGTAGACCGCAAGTATGACCGTCTTCAGGCCAAGGTGAAGGACATGACCGCTACCGAGAAATGGCAGAACGCAGACTTCGGCGGCAAGGTCAGCATCGCATGGAATGAGATCGTTGCCGACCCCTTCAAGGAGTGGTGGGGAACGACCGGCAAATCCATCCTCTCTGACATTGCATCCGACATCGGCTCTGGCATCGGTTCCGGCCTCAGCGCAGGGCTGATGATGCTCCTCGGCATCGACGTTTCTGATTCCGTAAACGAGGGCGCGAGCGTCGGTAAGGCGTTCGCTACTGGCTTTGCTGAGGGCTTCGATTTCGATACCATCAAGGAGCACCTGTTCTCTGGTCTCGGCAATCTGGTGACCAGCGCAGGAAAGCTGCTTCCGGGCGGCAAGAGCGCAGACCTCGGCTCTGTCGTGTCTGCGGCCATCATCGCAAAGGCCGCCATGCCGGTTATGAGCATCGGCGGCGACGTTTTGAAAGTAGGCAAGAGCGTGTTCGGCGCACAGGAATCCCTCGGCGGAGCATCGCTTGCAGGAACAATCCTCGGCTCTGCAAACGCCGGCACTGGCCTGATGGGTCTTGGCGCGAACGCAGCCATTGGCCTCGGTGCAGGAAACCTCTCCGCCACTGCATCCCTTGGAGCCGGTGCGCTTGGTGCGCTCGGTCTTGGTGCTATTGCTGGAGGAGCCACCGGCGGCGTATCTGCCATCAGCGGCATCATCGACCTGTACAAAGCCCAGCGGTCCAACGATGAGGAGTATCAGAAAGCCTACACTTCCGCAGGAGCGGCAAAACTCACCGGCGTTGCTGGCGGTGCTGCCGCAGGCGCGATGATCGGCTCCATCGTTCCCGGCGTTGGAACGGCTGTTGGCGGCCTCATCGGAGCTGGCCTTGGCGGTATCGCAGGTTTCGCCGAGAGCAAGCGCATCAAGAAGGAATACGAGGAGAGCGCGAAAGCGTCCACCCTCGTCACCGAGAAGATGCAGAAGGTCTATGACCTTACCGGGTATTCCGTTGAGAACGTGAACTTCAAAACTCAGGCTCTCACCGATGCCATGAACGATGCTGACGTAAGCGCAGAGCAGTTCGGTAGTATGCTGCAAAATGCAGTGTCCAACGATATTGTCGAGCATTTTGGCGACCTGCACCTCTCCCTTGAGGAAATCAAGGAAGCTGCCTCCACCATCGTTTTTGACGGAATGGAAGGCAAGTTCGACAGCTATACCGCTCAGGCTCAGAAAGCCCAGAGCACGTTGACTTCGCTGAAAGCAGCGGTCAGCGATCTTGACAAAGAAAACTGGAAGATGAGCCTTGGCATGACCGTAACCGAGGCCGACATCAAGGAGTACCGCTCCAGCGTGTCCACGATGGTGTCCAGCACCGCAGACTACCTCCAGAATAAGCACTACGAGGCGAATCTCGCCCTGAAGCTCATCATGGGCGACGCTGCCGACACGACCATGCTGGACAGCACCTACGCATCTTTCAGAAACCAGCTCGATGACCTGAGCGATAAGCTCTCCACTGCCATCGACGCGAACATCAAGTTGAACGGCGGGGTTCTGAAGCTCGACGGCGACAGCGAAATCCTCAGTCTGCAACAGCAGATTCAGGACATCACCAGCCAAGTCAGCACGGCAGAGGAAAACGCCAAGTTCGATGCCATCAAGATCAAGTACGGCGGCGCGGCTCTGGACGCTGAGTCGTTCACCAGTATGCAGGAGGAGCTGAAGAACGCTGTCAGCAGCATGACCAGCCAGTACGATGATGCACTGGAAGTCAGCCTTACCAACCTCCGACTCCAGCTCGATACCGGCGCAATCGACCAAGACGAGTTCTATCGGCAGGTCCAGACGCTGACCGATGGCTACCACGCTCAAATCTCCGACCTTCAGGTTCGGGTCGAATCGTTCCAGCTCGATTCCATTGCTGAGGCATACAGCGATGCCCTCGACGGCATTCTTCCCAACCTGAAAGGCACTACCTCCGAAAAACTGCAACAGGCCATGGATGCCGCGCTGAAGGACAACCCCAACGTGGCAGAGTGGACGAACTCGGATGTTGTTGAGTGGTTCGACCTGAACGGAATGGATGCTGAAACGCAAGCCGCCGTCATCGACCTGCTGAAATCCGTTGCTGACTCCATGCCCGCTTCGTTCGCTGACTCCATCCGGGGCAGCGGCCTCGGAGATGCTGCCAGAGATGCCACCAGTGACGAGCTGGATGCTATCTCCGACACGCCGTTCGAGAAGGATGCCTACGTCAACGTCAAACCCCATGTCACTGTCAGCTCGACCTACTCCGCATCCTCTGGATTGTTCTCCTCCAGCCCTGCCGCAAGCAGCTCTTACAGCTACACCAGCCCCGTCACCGGCAAGACCGTCACGCCCTACGCTGCTGGAAACCACAGCATGAGCATCGGCGGTCATGCGTCTGGAGGCATGGTCAATGGCCGAGAGCTGTCGTGGGTCGGCGAGGAAGGCCCAGAGATGATCATTCCGCTTGTTCCCGGCAGAAGGGAGCGGGCAGTTGAGCTGTACCAGCAGGCCGGTGAAATCCTCGGCATCACCGCCCACGCAAACGGCGGTCTTGTTGGTGCTGGCTCTACCGGCTCTCTCACGTCCTACAACGCGCTTTCCTCCGAAACACTAAACTATCTCACCCAGAGCGTAAACGATGCTCCTATCGACTCTCATGCGCTCTCTGAGGACTACTCCAGTTCCATCAACAATTCCAATACTCAGTCCAGCACCCAGCAGACCGCCGTGCAGCCGAACGTCACCGTCAAGGTCGAGGTCAGCCCGGAGTTCAACATCTCCGGCGGCGGCCAGTCCGACGACGAAATCGTGGCCGTCATCCGGCGGCACATGGGGGACGTTACCGATGAGCTGTGCGGCAAGATTGCTTCTAAGTTGGAAGAAGTGTTCGCCAATATGCCGCTGAAGGGGGTTGGCGTATGATTTGCCTTATACCGGGAGGGAACGGAACTCCGTTCCTCTTTTCCATTATGCCTGAGCAGATCGCGGTCAAGTACGGAGCCAAGTACCAGACCTTCGACACCATCTCCCGCGGCACTGTCAAGGTCCCGCGCGGCACGGATGTGACCAGCGTTTCGTGGAGCAGCGAGTTTTTTGGATTCAAGCGGCGAAACGAGCCCATCGTCAATCGGCTGCTCTGGATGCCCCCTGCGGCTTGCAGAAGCATCATCGAGGAGTACATCGAGAACGAAACCGTGTTGACCCTCATCGTCACGGACATCTGGCTGAACATCGACGTTACCGTATCCTCGTTCGAGGTCACAGGCTACGGCGCGTTCGGCAATCTCAAATACTCCATCACGTTCGAGCAGAAAAAGCCCCTCGAAATCTACACCACGGATGAGCTGAACACCGATTCCTATGCGAAGAAGACCATCCCGCGCATCGACCTTGCTGCGGCCACCACTGGCTCCGGCCAGAACTACACCATTGTCAAGGGAGACAGCCTTTGGAAGATAGCGCAGAAGCAATATGGAGATGGTTCGCAGTGGAAGAAAATCTACGATGCCAACAAGGACGCTATCGAGTCTGCCGCCAAGAAGTACGGCAAAAAGAGCAGCGACAGCGGCAAATGGATTTATCCCGGCGTTTCGTTGATTATTCCGTAGGAGGCCCGAAATGGTAGACATCTCGCAAGTTAAATACAGCGTGTCCGTCATCGGCGATGATGGTACGCAGTACAACATCAAGAACTACATTCAGGGCCTCGGCTGGGAGGAAAGCTCAAAGGAAATCTCCATGCGCCTGACGTTCAAGGCGCGGAACGATGATACCTCGAAAGGTCAGCTTTCCAGCCTTGTGAAGCCCGGAAGCCTCATTGTAGTAACCGCCAGCGATGGCGGTTCTTTCAATGGGGAGGTGGCTCGCGGGTATGCTGAAAAGTGGAACCCGCAAGACCGTTCCTCTGCCAGCGACCTATCCTGCATCTGCTACGATGAGATGTATCGGCTCCAGCGAAGCCAAGACAATCTGTACCTGCCAGATGGCACAGGCACGAAGTCCGCCATCCAGAAGCTCCTCGATGAGTGGGAGGTTCCTATTGGCGAGTACAAAGGCCCCAACGCCACCCACGGCAAGCTGACGTTCAAGAACAAGTACCTCTCGGACATCATTCTTGAACTGCTGGACGATGCCGTCAAAAAGGGCGGCGAGAAGTGCATCATCCGCGCCACGAAGGGCAAGGCGGATATTGTGCCATACGGCGGCAACGATTCCGTCTATGTGTTCAAGCTGGACAACACACTCATCGTCAGCAACAGCCTCAGCACCGAAGACCTTGTAACAAAGGTCAAGGTCGTTGGTCAGGAAAATAAATCCGGCCAGAGCAGCGTCGAGGCTACGCTGACCGGCTTGACCGAGTACGGAACGCGCCAGCGCATCTACCGGCGCGGGTCCGATGAAAAGCTCGCAGATGCCAAGTCCGCCGCCCAAGCTATCCTCGATGAGAACGGCAAGGTGGTTGAGGAGGTGTCTGTGAACGCCCCTGACATCCCATGGCTCCGCAAAGGACACCTTGTCTGCCTCAAGGCCGGCACATCGCATGGGATGTACTACGCCAGAGGCGTTGTCCACAACGCTGATTCCATGACGATGACCCTCGACCTCCTGAAAGCCCCGGATGAGGATAGCGATTCCGGCGGAAAACACGCGGTAGGGGACATCGTAAACTTCCACGGCGGTATGCACTACGTCAGCAGCTATGCTGATGCCAAGGGCTATAAGGCCACCGCAGGAAAGGCAAAGATCACGAAAGACCCATCATGCAGTAAGAACGGCGGGGCGCATCCGTGGCATCTCATCCACGTTGACAGCTCCAGCAATGTTTATGGCTGGGTCGATGAAGGCACATTCGATTAGGAGGTGAGTGCCTATGGATATGGACTCCAGCACCGGCGCAAACAGGCTGGGGCAGACTATTGCAAAGCGCATCGTCAAGCACATGGAGGGCGAAAGCTCCCTTGTCCTCGACTTTGGCGAAATCAAGGATGACGAGAGCTTGGTAACGAACACGTTCCCCATCCCGATTCCGAAAGGTGACTACCACGTTCTGCGGCAGCTCACCTATGGCAAGACCGGCGACATCCTTGCCAAAACGCAGAATATTGGAAGCCCCGGCAGCGGAGAACACGACCACAAAACCTTTGTGCTGAACAGCGTTCATGGCCCTGTGAAGGGAACCATCGGCACCCCTGCTTCCGGCCAGCCTGACCCTCCCGACCCACCGCAGAGCAGTGCCGGCAGCGGCGGCTCTGAAGGTGCTCATCAGCATCACGTTCTCGTCCCTGAAAAAATGCGCAGCCTGAAACCCGGAGACCGGGTGCTGGTTGCGTGGGTACAGAATGAAGCTGTTGTGGTTGACATCGTTGTCAGCTCGTAAGGGGGGCGCACTATGTCACAGAAATTGTATCCAACCTTCGATGTGCCTGAAGTCATCAACGAGGAAGCCCAAATCGACAAGGAATACCACCGCAGTATGAAGTGGGACCCCGAAAAAGGCGACTTCGTGCGCGATGGCTCCAATCGCGTTCTTGAGTGCGATGGCCGCGAGGCGTTTATGATCTGGTGCTTCAAGGCTGCGCAGACCGAGCGTTACCAGTGCCTTGCGTACCCGCGCTCAATCGGCACCGAGATGGAGTCCGTCAAGGACAACGACCACGATGTCGCGCAGTCCATGGTGGAGCGCACTATCACGGAAGCCCTGAAGGTCAACCCCCGCACCGAGTATGTACGGAACTTCGAGTTCACATGGGATGCCGATGAGCTGCACTGCTCTTGTGTGGTAAAGGGCATCGGATGGGACGACGAGTTCCAAATTTCAGTGTAAAGGAAGTGATGAAATGCAACCTGAATTTACCCGGCCTGACTTCATGGATGGAACATCTGCCGATGACATTCACCGCAGAATGATGGCCGAGCTGCCCGACGACATCGACGATATGCCCGGTGGCTTCCCCTACGATATGACCCGCCCAACGGCCATTGAGAAGTCCGAGCTCATCAACTTCCACCTGCTGAGAGCCTTGATGATCGCGTACCCGCAGTACGCATGGGATGAGTGGCTGGACCTCCATGGCCAGCAGGTCCACCTGACGCGGCATGAGGCTGCCCACGCTACCGGCGTTGTCACCGTTACTGGCTCCGCTGGCACAGAGCTGCCGGCAGGGACGGTCTTCTGCACCACGGCCACCAACGACGGACCCTCTATCGAGTTTCAGTCTGATGCCGATGCAGCTATCCCGGAAGGCGGGAGCATCGACATCAATGTGACTGCTGTGGAGGCCGGAACCAACTCCAACGTCAAGGCTGACACCGTTATCCTGCTGATGAAGCCCATCAACAACATCACGTCCATCACGAACAAGGACGGCATCACCGGCGGCACCGAGCGCGAAACCGATGATGACTTCTATGACCGTATCGCGGTGGAGTACAGCAACAGCATGACCTACCTCGGCAACGACACCGACTACAAGCGGTGGGCGAAAGAAGCTGGGGCAGGGGACTGCATCGTTGACCCTGCATGGAAAGGCCCCGGCACTGTCCGGCTTGTTCTGGTTGATGGAAACGGCCAGCCCGCGAACAAGGAGCTGATCGACGCAGTGTTCAACCATATCGTGTCGCCGGCAGACCGGGCAGCCCGCCTGTTGCCCACCGGCTGCGCAGAACTGACCTGTGCAGCGGCCACGACTGTTAGCGTGAACTACACCTGTACCGGCCTCATCTACGACAGTGAGCACACCTCCATCGAGGAAATCACGGCGCAGTTTGAGGCATTGGTCAAGACGAAGTACGAGGAGGCCAAGGCCAACAACGTCCTTCGGTACAACGATATTCGCCCGCTGCTGGCCGACATCTCTGGCGTGACTGACTTCTCTGAGTTTACGATGAACGGCAGCATGAACAACATCACGCTGGCGAACATCGAATACCCTGCCACCGGCACTGTGAAGTTCAGCTAGGAGGTATCACTGAATGAGGGCTAAGAAAATTGACCTTGAAAATTTTCCCACCAGCCAAAGCGCACAGAATATGCTTGCCACGGTCACCCCCGGATTCTACGACCAGTCCTACGTTGGCAAGTGGCTGTATCAAGTCATGGGCCTTGAATTTGACGAGGCCGAGCGGCTTATCGCAGAAGAGCTCCCTCTCCAGTTCTTCCCCGAAACCGCCACATGGGGCTTGATGTACCACGAGCTCAAGTGGGGGCTGCCTGTGCGCGACTACCTCTCCTATGACGAGCGCAGGAAGCTCATCTACGAGAAGCGCGACCAACGTGCACCGATGACTCCGTACCGCATGGAGACCATGCTGGCGAACGTCACCGGCTTCTGGGCGAATATCGCAGACATCCACGATGGCGGCAAGTATGGCTATAAGGTCAGCCATCCGAACACGTTCATCGCTGTATTCGTAGGCGATGGCTCGCTGAACACCAAGGCTGTGAAGCGGCTGCTGGATTCCGCCAAGCAGTCGCACACGACCTACACGATCATCGACCGCATGGACACTGTTCTCGACTGTACCACGCTTGAACAGATGCTCCTGCGGAATATCAACATCAAAGCCGTCGTTCCGTTCTGGAGGGCGGCTTTGCTTGATGGCAGCGGATACCTCGACGGCTCCATGCTGCTTGATTCCATGCGCGAGTACGACCTGATTCTTGGCCTGATGTACCGGCAGGGTGAGTTCTACACCCCGCAGAGCATCGACCTGAACAGAATGAGGATTTGGCTCCAGTACGGCGTGACCGAGCAGTATACCGGGCTGAAATCGCGGCAAGAAATGGCCGTGTATTTCTGGCCAGCTCTGCGGCTTGACGGCTCCGTCCTTCTGGATGGTTCCGAAACGCTCAACTGGTCTAGGCAAGACTGGCCGGCGGCTATCAAGTATAGGCTCAGACGACTCTTTACGCAGAATGAAGCCATCATCCGACGGCTCCGTATTCCGCTGAAAACCGAGCTTTCCGAGGACTATGCCGGTGGCCGAGTTGAGTATGACGGAGAAGTCCACTTCTGGACCACGCTGAAGCTGGATGGCTCTGCCAAACTGGACGGCAGCGAGCTGCTGGATAAGTCCCGGCAGCCGTGGCCTGTATCCGCTGCTGTGGCATCTACGACCCCTCGTATTTCCGAGGAAATGGAAGATGTCACACTCATCACCCGAAAGGACCTTGCGTACCTTAACGGCTCTCTCAGGCTGGACGGCACAAGGATTCTTGATTCTGAGTATCACAAGGAGGCTATCTAAATGGCGAAAAATGTCATCATCACCAAGACCGCCAGAAAGAAGCTCGTACAGGCGAGAGCGGGTATCATCTCCCTGCCCAAAATCGTCGGTATGGCTTTTGGTTCTGGCGGCGTGAACAGCAAAGGCGAGGTCGTCCCGCCGACTGACAACCAGACCACCCTGACCGCTGAGATGTACCGCAAGAAAATCGACGGTTACAGCGTTCTGTCCGACACCTCCATCCGCTACGAATGCACCCTGACTGAGAGCGAGCTGGCAGGTAAGAGCATCAGCGAGATCGGCCTGTATGATGCAAACGGCGACCTCGTCTGTATCAAGACCTTTACCGCCAAGGGCAAGGACGATGACATCCAGATGACCTACACTCTGGACGACGTGTTCTAAGCCGGCAGGAAGGAGTACAGGATGAAGAAATACACCGTTGACCCCAAGACGGCGGCCTATTCGGAGTCCATCGAGATTACCGAGACGACCGACACCAACCATGCCGACAACATCAACGCGGCTCCCAAGCAGTTGATGGCAAACACGGCAGAAAACCACCGGCGCATCATCGCTATCGAAAACCGTAAGGTACAGGCCGCATTCGATGAAACGGATGGCGGCCTGAATTTTATCATCAAGGAGGACTAACCCATGGCAGATCAGGTAATCAATTTCCCCCGCGACACCACGCTGAAACACGCCAACGAAATCCAGCGGGCTATCGCTGCCGGCTGTGCCACTCCCGGCACGGCTGACCTGTGCTATAAGCACCTCGTCGCTCAGGCTACCACCAAGGATGAGGTGGACAGCCTGTTCATCGAATGGTGGAAGGCTCAGTACGATTCCAGCAAGTACAGCAAGGTTCAGATGCTCGAACGCTGGTTTTGCAACGTGCTGGACGATGACCGCGTTCACGGCTGCACCGTTCCGCTGTATGCCACCAGCACCAGTGCTATCGGCGAGCTGACCGATGACAGCGTTGGCCTCGTCTGCACTCCGTCTACCGCATCCGCTCCGGGCCGTGACGACTTCGCACACCTGCCCCAGTTCTGGTGCGTTGAGGTCGCTGCCGAGAAGAAGGAAGACGGCAGCCACGAAATCTTCTACGTCGAGCACATCGACGATCTCGATGATGTTCGCTCTGGCGAGCATCTGTGCTGGGTGCTTCAGAAGAACACCTTTGTCCGCGAATGGCGGGCTGACGGCTACCAGCACCTCCAGATGAAGTGCCACCAGACCACCGGCTTCAAGCAGTGGCGCGAGGGCAAGGACCGCACCGGCCATGTCTACGCCTATATCGCCCACCCGAAGTATTACGCTGGCAAGGTCGGCGGTAAGGCCACCTGCGGCACCGGCCTCGCACCCATCAACTACACCAGCCACACCTCTGGCGTAGCCCTGTGGCGCACTCGCGGCACTCAGTATTCCGGCGGCTCTGGGTCTCTGATGAAATTCCTCGACCGCATGATGCGCCTGAAGTACGCTCGCAAGGGCAACTCCGGCACCATCGAGGGCTGCACCTCCTACAACTACCAGTACAAGGCAGCCGTTGCAGAGACCGGCGTTAAGCGGTTCATTCTGACCGTAGCTCAGGCCGCGAACCTGTTCGTTGGCAGTGCGGTGTCTATCGGCACTGACACCGATGGCTCTACCGACCGCAACGTGGCCGATGTTCACGATATTGCTACCGAGGTCCGCATTACCGCCATTGAGCCTGTGACTATCGCTGACAGCCAGTATTCTGCCGTGTATGTCAATGTCACCGACATGTTTGATACCGTGAAAGACCAGACTCTCCTGAGCACTATGCCGTACTTCTCCGGCTGGAACGATGACGTTCTTGGCACTGACGGCAGCAAGTACAATGCCACCAACGGCAAGGAACCCGGCCTGCTCCAGAAGGTCGAGTTTATGAACGGCTCCTACCTCATCATCAGCGATGAGCTGTGGCAGTGGGGCAAGGATGCCAATGAGGACTTCACCTTTGACTGCTACGTCTGCAAGGACCAGAGCAAGGTCAGCGGCACTGCCATCACCGAGGATTATGTCAAGCAGGAAAACCTGACGCTGACCCTGCCGAAAGACCTTATGACCTCTTGGCACTGGCAGTATATCGAGGATACCGACTGTGGAGACATCGAGTGGCCCACTGGCGTTCAGGCAAGCGGCAGTGGAGTCGGCTGTAAGGCCGGCTTCTACTGCGCACCGTCCCCCTCTGGTCTCCGCGCCGGGTGGTGCTTCGGCGACCTCGGCGACGGTGGCGGTGACGGTGTGGCGTGCCGCTACTCGGACATTTCGGTCGGGCACGCGGGCTGGGGCGGCTCTCTTGGCGCACCTGACATTGCCTGGTAACGGCGGGGTGAATTGTCCTCTGGACAAGAGG